TATGTACGAGCGTCGCGGCGGATACGCATATTTCAAGAAATACAAAGCAGCACGAAAAGAGATATATAAAACAGGATATATAAATCTCTGGGACTATTATTACACTCTTGCGATTCAGCTCGTCGTCGCTCTTATGCCAAACAAGATGCGCGGATTCGTATTCAAAAAGATATTGCATAAATAAGGTAAATTTATGAGAGAAATAAATCTTGAGCCAATAATACATATACATAGTGGTAAGCAACATGGTATAACACCTGATGCAATAAGGTACATAGAAGAAGTTAATCCTCAACTAATTATAATACCTGATGCTTCAAGTTCAGAAGGTGTTACACATGAAACATTAATCTCTAGTGGAATAGATTTAATAATACTAGACCATCATGAAGTAGAGGGTAGTAGTCCTGCGATAATAGTTAATAATCAATCTTCAAAAGACTTTTTAAATAAGGATTTATCAGGAGTAGGGATAGTATATAAATTCTGTCAAGCTCTTGATAATAGATTAGGTATAACAGGCTTTTGTGATAAGTTCCTAGACCTAGTTGCTGTTGGGAATATAGGAGATGTTATGGATTTAAGGAATTTAGAAACAAGAATGTTATGTAGTAAAGGTCTAAAAAATATACAAAATCCATTCTTTAAAGCATTATTTAAAAAAGAGGAATTAGATGATCCAACTATCTTAGATGTAGGATTTAAAATCGCACCTCTTATGAATGCTATTATTAGAGTTGGTACAGCAGAGGAAAAGAAAATGATGTTTGATTGCTTATCAGGAGAGGAATATCTAGTTACATATAAACCTAGAGGAAAAGCAGAAACTCAACAATCATTAGCAGATGCAGTTATAAGATTAGGTAACAATGCTAAATCTAGACAACGTACAGCAACAAATAAAGCTATGGAATATATAAATAAACAAATAATTGAAAACGAACTTGAAGACAATAAGGTACTTATCATAGATATAACAAATAAAGTTGATAAAGGTATTACAGGACTTGTTGCAAATAAGGTTGCTTCAACATTTAAAAGACCTGTTATGTTAGTTCATAAACTTAGTGAAGGTTTATGTGCAGGAAGTTCTAGAAGTTATGGAGTTTCAAATTTAAAGGATATTTGTATAGAAACAGGATTGTTCTCTTTATGTGCAGGACACCAAGAGAGCTTTGGGGTTGAAATAAGTCCTGATAATATAGATAAAGTTGTTGATATATTTAATGAAAAGTTTAAGGATGTTGAATATAACTTATCTTATGAAGTTGATTATATATTTGATTGCAAAGATTTAAATAAGCAAACAATTGAAACCGTAGGAGATTTTAAACACCTTTGGGGAAATGGAATAAATGAGCCATTATTCGTTGTAAAAAATATAAAAATAAATTCAAAGGATGTAAGAAAAATAGGCTTTAATATGGTTGGATTTACTAAAAACAATATCTTCTATGTAAAGAACTTTGCTCCTTCTAGTTTCATAGATGAATTTACTTGCAGAGAAGAAATAGGTTTTGGGGAGTCTAATTTATCTATTGATATAATATGTAAATTTAAAAAAGATAAGTACGGAACAAAGGTTGAAATTGTTGATTATAAAAGTAGTGTTGACACAGAATTAATTTTTTAGGGGATAAATTAAATGGGAAGAGATATGGTTCATTACAAATATTGCAGGGTTGTCAAAATGGATAAACAAGGAAGATACGAGAAGATTTGTAAAGATAATAAAACTATTGAAAATAATTTAGAAAAACAATTAAAAAAATTTAAATCCACTTTAAATAATGGAAAGGAAGTTTCAACAAATGAAGAAAAATCAAGAGTATAAAGTTCCTTTAATGCCTGAAGAATTTAAAAGTGGAGTTAAATTTTTTGTTAAATATAATGGGACTATAGCTACTAAGTGGACAGAGGATGAAGAGTCTTGGTGTTGGAATTTGTTTACTCAAGGATATAAGTATAGTGAGATAGCTTATAGCATAGGTAGGGAAGAACAAGCAACTAGAACTAAGATGAAACGATTAAAGAAAAAATACAATATATATAATGATAAGCATAGAGATGATAAATATCAAACTAATGATTTATATTTAGAGTATATGTCAAGTAAATATACTATAGATAATGTATTAGATGTTTTTTGTGGATATGAAATGTTTTATTCAAAAAGAGGATATAACTCAACCAACAATGATATAAATAAAGAAATTCAATGTGAGTATAACTTAAGTGCAAATAAATTATTAAAATTAATGATTAAAGAAAATAAAAAATTTTCTATAGTTGATTTAGATTCTTTTGGAGCAACAATAACATATTTAGAAGATGCTTTAAAGTTAGCTGAAAATGGTTTAGTTATGACACTTGGAGAACTAGGTCATAGAAGGTGGAAGAGATTAGATTTTATATCAAAGCATTATAGTAACATAAACTCTATTGAAGATATTACTGTAGATAACTTCATTGATGAAATAATTAAAATAGCTAGTTTAAAAGGTGTAAATTTAAAAGCTATTTATTCTAAGGATTGGACAAATATAGGAAGAGTTTGGTTTGAGATAATTAATTAAGCTTTTAGGAGGTAATTTTATGAATTGTTTTTTTTGTGGAGATGGAAATTTAATTTGGGGTTGTGACTACTCATTTGAAGATTTTATGTTGGATGGAGAAGGTATAGTATCAGTTCATACTTGTAGTCAATGTGGAGCTACATGGGAAGGATATTTACCTATGGATGATGAGGAAAATCTTTCTTAAATATACATTGACAAAATCAATTATATTAATATAATTAAAATGTAGACTGTTAATTTGCCCTTATTATTATATATAACTCATAATAATAAGTAACCTATGTTGCTATGTGTAGGTTACTTATTGTTCCTTTTTATTTTCTCTTATAAATATTGATTTATCTAACTAATATATAATTTATATACTCTTTATCAGTAATCACATAACCACATTCAGTACATACATACTCTTTAATTAAAAACTCCTCTTCACTTGTTTTATCGTCAACATATACCTTTTCTATTTTAGACATATTATTACACATCTTACATTTTTTAAGTAATTCAATATTTATCATAATTTACACCTATTCTTTTAATTTTATTTTAATGACTTTTAACTTATCCATTATGTTATTTAGATGTTTATCACAATTTTCATCCTCCAATTTCATATACACTGATTGTCGCAGATTTTTACAGTTGTTACATTTTTTTTATTAATCTGTTTCACCTTCCTTTATTTTTAATCATATATTATATTAAATTTTTAAAAAATACAACTAATAAAAACATATAATTAAAACTAATTGGCAATTTATGGTATAATGTATATTAATTAAAAAAATTTAATAAAACAAAGAAGGTGTTTTTTTGGAAATATTTTTATCAGTAGGAGTGATTTTATTTAATATTTCATTAGGTGTATTTATAATTACATTCTTATCAGATTTATTTGAAAGTAAACTATGGAAAGTTTTTGTTATTGTATTTATTTTAACTTTACTTTTAAATTCAATGACTTTAATATCATTAATATAATTTTATTTTAATATTTAAATAAAATCGTAGAGTAGGTGATTGTTTGGTAAATAGAATAAATAAAATAAAAGAAAAACAAATTATTAAAGTTGATAGAATAACTAAAAAGGATTTATTAAACCTGCAAATAGGAGAGGTATTAGAAGTATACAACTCTCCTTTAAATCTATATATAAACATTGAAAAGCAATATGAGGTAAAAACATATGGATCAAGACAAGTTCTTTTTGATTTAAAGAAATTTACAATAACTGATAATGGAAGTAAGAAACCTTTTAGAGAAATTACATTAAGTGATGTTGACACCGTAAAAAAATATGTGTCAACACTTCATACTGCTAGATTACCAAGAGAAATTAATTATATAAAGTTGCTTATGCAGAAAAATATTTGTATAGGAGATGTAGTAAAAAGAACACTTTCAATAAAAACAGAATACTTAGTTGTTCTACCATTTGAGGAAACACAGGCAGATAGACTTGTGGTAACATGCCTAAAGCTTGATAAAAATAATAAACTTACAAATGATAAGGTTAGGGCAGAGTTTAGGACAATAAAAAGAATGAAATCAGTAAAGGTTAGAAAGTAGGGAGTTTATGTATACGGTTACACATTTACACACTGACTTGTCTAATATAAGACTTAAAGACAGTATTGTTAAAGTTGAAAAAGCCATAGATAAAGCAATAGAAATGAACTTAAATGGAATTGCAATTACAGACCATGCATGTTTAAGTTCTCATGTTTTTGCAGAAAAACACATAAATCAAATAATTGAAAACAACAAATTACCTGAAGGATTTAAAGTTATATTAGGAGAGGAAATTTATTTAACTCCAAACCTTGAAAATAAAGGTGAGTATTATCATTTTGTTTTATTAGCAAAGGATTTAAAAGGACATGAAATTTTAAGAAAGATTTCTACAACAGCTTGGGAAAATAGTTATAATTATAAAAACATGGATAGAGTTCCTATAGAGTTTAATGAATTTTTTAATATAGTAAATGAAAACAAAGGGCATTTAATTGCAACAACTGCATGTCTTGGAAGTTACTTAGGTAAGAAAGTTAATATATGGAGAAAAGTTATAGAGGATAATGAAGATGAGCTTCCTGTGAAACTTGAAATGCACAACTTTATAACCTCTTGTATAAGTGCATTTGGAGATGACTTTTATTTTGAAGTGCAACCTAATGATGATGATGAACAAGTGTATTATAACAATACTTTAAAAAAATTATCTAAAGCCTATAATGTGCCTTTGACATTTGCTAATGATGTTCATTACTTAAATAAAGAAGATAAAATATTCCATAAAGCTTTTTTAAATTCACAGGATGGAGATAGAGAGGTTGATGATTTTTATAAGACAACTTACATGATGCCATATGATGAAATAAAATCTTATCTTAGTATATCATTTACAGATGATGAAATAGAACAAATGAGATTAAATTCTGTTGGGATTGCAGATAAGTGTGAAATGTATAGTTTATATAAACCTCAACAAGTTCCAAAATGTAACTTTGACTTAAATAAAGTTAAATGGTATTTTAATACAGGGTATGAGCATATAGATAGGTTATTAAATATAGAGCATAAAGAAGATAATTATTGGATAAGATATTGCCTACAATCACTAGAAGAAAAAGGTCTTTGGAATGATGAATATTTAAGTAGATTAAATATAGAAGCAGAACAACTTTATCTAGTAAGTGAAGGTATGGGACAAAGACTTAGTTCATACTTTATACTTGTTCAACGTATGATAGAACTAGCTTGGAAACATTCTCTTGTGGGTGTGGGAAGAGGTTCGGCAGTCGGTTGGTTATCAAATTATTTAATGGATATTACAGGTGTTGACCCTATAAAACATGGTCTTGATACTTGGTGGAGATTTTTGTCGGTCGATAGAATAGAATTGCCAGATATTGACAGCGACTTCAATCCATTGAAAAAAGAAGAAATAATGGAAGAGTTTAGAAAAGAATTTGGCAATGTATATAACTGTGCTACATTTGGAACTTGCTCAAGTAAATCAGCTATTCAATCTGCATGTAGAGGACTTGGCATAGATAATGACATAGGTATGTATCTGTCATCAATGATACCTGTAGAGAGAGGTGCTTTATGGACTCTTGATGAATGTTTCAATGGTAATGATGAAAAGGATAGAAAACCTATTACTGAGTTTGTAAATGAAGTTGCAAAGTATGAAGGTCTTAAAGAAACTGCTCTTATGTTTGAAGGTCTTATTGATAAACGTTCAAGTCATGCTTCGGCAGTATATATATTCAATGATGGAATATATAGTTGTAATGCTATGATGAAAACGTCAAATGGTCTTCCAATAACTCAATTTTCAATGCAAGATTCAGACTATCAAAGCGGATTAAAAATTGATATACTGTGGACAGAAGCTCAAGCCAAAATGCAAACATGTTTAGAACTGTTGATAGAAAAGGGTGTTATTGAAGACAAAGGCTCATTAAAAGCAAACTATGATGAATATCTTCATCCTGATAAAATAGAATATTTAGATAAAACTATGTGGGAAAAAGCATATAGTGGAGAAATAGTAGACTTATTTCAGTTTTCGACACAAGTAGGGATATCTGCTATAAAACAAACTAAACCTATAAACTTGTATGAAGCTACAGCCACAAACTGCTTAATGAGACTTATGGGACAAGAAGGACAATTAACTCCACTTGATAAGTTTACTTTATTCAAATCTGATATATCCAAGTGGTATGAAGAGATGTTAGGGTATGGACTGTTGGAAGATGAAGTGCAACTTCTAGAGGAATATTTATTAGTTGATTATGGTGTTGCTAGTACACAGGAAGCCATGATGAAAACTCTTATGGCAATAGGTTTAAGTCTTAGGGATGCGAATTATGCTAGGAAAGTAATAGCAAAAAAGAAATTTAGAGATGTAGATAATCTTAAAAAGCTTATTTATGAGGTGTCCTTAGAAAAAGGTTTTAGAGTTAATATAATAGATTATGTATGGGATATGGTAATAATGCCACAAGCTGGGTTGTAAATAGCTCAGGGTAAACTTGGTGAACTCATGTTAAAGAGGTGTAACATCTACGGTTTAGGATTTATAGGAAATGATAAATAGAGATGTTGCTAACAGGGGATGTCTGAAGCCACTATTGTATAGAAGGTATGATAATCCTGTGCCAAGCCTATTTATTACTAATAGGAAGGTGCAACGACTAATGAAACCACATCTTAAAGATGTAAGGGAGTAAAGTACAATGGAGGTCAACACCATTGGAAGTGCCAAGGTTTTGTAAATTGTATTTAAACAGAATGTATATTTGCATGAGAATATTTATTTTACATATAATATAAAGGAGGTGATAAAACTATGAAACTTAAAAAAATTGAAGGTATGAAAAATACATACACACTAGAGCTAACAGAAAGTGAATTGCATCAAGAAGAGTGGAGATACTACAAAAAAACTAAGGTTGCTAAATATGAAGTTAGTAATTTTGGTAGATTTAGAAAAAATAATAAAATTATGAATATAACAGTAAATCAATCTAATGGATATTTAAGTTGTGGTAGAATTAAAAACAATCATAGAAAAGTGGCAGAAGTATTCTTAGAAGGTTTTAAAAATGAACATCATATTAATCATAAAAATGGTTTAAAGTGGGACAATAGAGTTGATAATCTAGAACTTGTATCTATGAAAGAAAATATGGAACATGCAGTTGAGATGTGCCTTTTAGGGCAAATGAAAAAAGTATATTGCTATCGTATTACTGGTGAACTTGTATTTCAGGTAAATTCTATCACAGAAGCATGTCAAATATCAGGTTTTTCACATAGTACAATAACAAAATGCATAAATAAAAAGATAGTGAAAGGCACTCATATTTTCTCTCACTGTAATGAAATTAATTTTGATGAATATTCAAAGGTTAATTTTAGGGGGTGTAAAATTGCTCAATTAAGCTTTGAAGGAGAATTATTAAATGTATTTAAAGATGAATCAGAAGCCTATAAATCTGTTGGTGGTGGAGATAGAAATAACGGTCGAATTATAAGAAAGCTTAAATCAGATGGGGTTGCTTATGGATATTTTTGGATGCTTTATGATGATTATATTTACAAGAAAAAAAATAATATAGAAATAGTAATAAATCCATTTAAAAAGGAAACTCCCATTGTTCAACTTAGTTTAAATGGTGAAAAAATAAGGGAATTTAAAAGTCAAGAAGAAGCTTTAAAATTCATTGGAGCTAAAAAATGGAGTAGTAATATTTTACATGCATTAAAAGGAAGGCATAAAACTGCTTTTGGTTACAAGTGGCAGTATTTAGATGAATACAATTTACAAAATAAGATATAGTCTAGACCCAAGTTTGAAATAAAACTTGTTAAAGTACCATGAAAATGGGGGTGTATTCGATTCATTCAGTTTGCTCCATAGCTTGAGTTACACTATAATAGCTATACAAACTATGAATTTATATATGAATTATCCTAGTATGTATTGGAATACAGCATGTTTAATAGTAAATGCAGGGTCAGAAGATGGATCAACAGACTATGGTAAGATAAGTGTTGCTATAGGAGATATGAAGAAAAATAATGTTAATGTATCTTTACCTAATATAAATTATTCTGAATTATTATTTAACCCTGATACAGATAAAAACAGAATACTATTTGGATTTAAAGGAATAAGTAAAATAAATCATGAGGATGCAAACCATATAATTTCAAATAGACCTTATACATCATTAAAAGATTTCTATGATAAAAACAAAGATAATATACCAAAAGGTAAAATGGTAAATCTAGTTAAATCAGGATGTTTTGATGAAATCGAGTCTAAACAAAGAATTGAAATTATGAAAGATTTTATAATCCTAAGTTGCGATAAATTAAAGAATAAATTAACTACAGCTAATATACCTCAGATTTCAGCTCATGGTGAAATACCTAAAGAATTTGAGTATGAATTGTCTTTATATAGCTTTAGAAAGTATGTTACAGATAAATCATTTTTATATAAAACTATTGGAACAAAAAAATGGCATAGAGTTTGTCCTGTAACTGCACTTCCATTTTTAGAAGAACATTTTTTAAATGACTTTGAAGAGGATGTTGATTATATGTTCACTGAGGAAGGTGTAATGATAGTATCTGATAAATCTCTTGAAAAATATTTTAAACAAAAAGCTGTTAAATTTTTAAATTGGCTATCTAGTGAAGAAGCTTTAGAACTTGCGAATAGACTTACTCTTAGAGAGGATTGGATAAAGTATGTTAAGTCATCAAATGTTGAACACTGGGAGATGGAAACAGTATCTTATTACAATGATAGACATGAGCTTGAAGATGTAGATGAAGAATCTTATAGCATTGTAAATTATTTTGAATTACCTGAAGTTCCTATAGTATCAGAAGAGGGTGTAAGTAGAAATGGCAGACCGTTTAAAAGGTTTAAAATAGATACTCTAATAGGTACAGTTATAGATAAAGATGCTAATAAGCATTTTGTATCTTTACTTACAAAATATGGTGTTATTAATATAAAGTTCTCAAAAGGAGCATTTAGTTTTTATAATAAACAATTATCTACTGTTGATGAAAATACAGGTAAGAAAACTGTAATTGAAAAGTCATGGTTTAGTAGGGGAACTATGCTTTTAGTAAGAGGATTTAGAGATGGAGATGTATTTAGAGCTAGAGCATATGGGGATATACATTCTTTAAATAGAATTGAAGGTGTTCAACCAAATGGATTAATGTACCTTACATTAGAACGTTCTATGTAGGTATATTAATCTACATATCAATATTAAGTGTTGTTAAAATCAAAATTTTAAAGGAAGTTGAATATGATTAAACGTTTAAAAGAAAAGTTCATTATGAAGCTAATGGATTTTTATGAATATCAAATATTTAGTTTGTCTATAGAGATTGGATATAATGATAAATATTCAAAAGAAGAAATTGATTATATGTTAGGAGAAATAGACAAATATAATAATGTATCAAAATCATTAAGATGTATTTTAAAGGATTTACATAATAATAGATTTCAAGGGAAGTGATAATATGAATATAGGAGATGTAATAACTCATAATTGGTGTAAGTATAAAATTATAGAATTTCAAGATAAATATATTGAAGGATTTGGAGAATATACTATCGTTTTAATGCAAAATATTGAAGATAAGGATAAGTTTCTTTATGTAAACAAAGATATGTTAAATGATAAATAAATCTATTGAAATAAAACTTTTAAGATGTTAGGATGAAGTTATGAGGATAGTTAAAAGTTGTCATATAATACATGGTGATGCAAATGTGTTTAATAATAGTAAGACAGAGATAATAGGAGTGACAATATGTATTTTAAATGTCCAATATGCAAAGAAGAAGGAGAGTTAAAAATTCCTTTTAGAGCAAGTCATATAAGGTTAAGTAAAGTTAGAATATTATGTAAGTGTGGATATTCAGTAAATTTTATAGAATATCTAAACTCAATATTTATATATGCAGGAGGTAAAAATGAAAGTTTTTATAAGTCAACCTATGAGAAATAGGTCAAAAGAAGAGATACTAAAAGAAAGAAACAAAGCTATAAATTTATTAATGATTAATAATTATAATGTAGAGATATTGGATAGTTATTTTGAGGATTATAATCCACAAACTGGTAGCATACCTTTAAAATACTTATCTAAATCAATAGAAATATTAGCTGATGCAGATGTATTACTGTGTATAGGAGATTGGGAAAATTATAGAGGATGTAGGATAGAACACGAGTGTGCAAAACAATATGGTATAAAAATAATTTATTGGAGTGAATAAAAATATGAATTGTCCTAAGTGTAATACATATTTAAAATTAAACATTCCTAGAAAAACATCTAAAGGATTAAAAGGTGTTAAAGTTATATGTGAATGTGGATATAAAGCAGAATGTATAGATTGGAATAAATATATATCAAGATGGAAAGAGTTCCGATAAAATAAAGTTTTTAATAGGGTAGGAGGTAATTATGAATAAATATGTAGTAGTAATAGATGAAAAAGATAGTGATATAACAACAGTAGATTTATCAAAAGTATTAAGAGATAACTTTGATAACTTAAATTATAAGATAGTTAAATTAGGAAGTATTCAAAAAATGAGTGATGGATACCACACTTTTGAAGAGTTATATCATCATAGAATGGTGTTGTTTTCAGTAATATGTAATACTTATAAAGATAAAGCTTGGAAGTCATGGAAGCATGATGATGGGACTATGTATGATGATTATTTTATAGTTGGAATAGATACAGAAGAAGGACAATATACATATCATTATCATAAAGATAATTGGGATATGTTTAATGTAAAAGAGTTAGAATATGCTCCAGAATATGATGGACATAAACCGAGTGATATAACAAGATTATTAACTTTATTAAATAAACCTAAAGCTAGTGGATTAACTGTAGAAGTAAAAGCTACTGAAATAGATGAAGTAAAAGATATAATAACATCTTTTATATTTATGTTAGAAGATAGCAGAATAGATTATAGAATAAGAAAACAATATTTGGAAAGTTGTAAGCATTTAAAAGATAACTTTTTTGTAAATATAGACAGATAAATACCGTAAAAATGAAAAATTTAAAGGAAAATAAATATGATAGATGTGGTGATTGTATTCACTCTACAACTTCATTTGGTTCATGGGGTTGTATATTTAATGGGCATACCATAAAAAATACAAACAATTCGTGTGATGATTTTATATGTATATTTTGTGAATGTGATGTATGTTCATGTGGTGATGAAGATATAGAAGAGTAATTAAAATTTTAAAGGAAGTTGAGGTAATAAATATGAGACATAAATTATATGAAATATTTAATATGATAAAAGGATTTGAAGCTGGATACACTAGCAAAAGCGATAATAAGCTAATATTAGACTATGATGGAGATAGATATATTTTAACATTGGAAAAGATAGATAATCCAAGCGATGATATGCTTAAAGACATTGATAAGTATTTACGTTAAAATAAAACTTTTAATTAAAAAATGGAGGCAATAATATGTTATTAAAATTATTAATGGCTCATAGTTTAGGGGATTACTTTTTACAAACTAATTACCTAGCTATGAATAAAGGCAAGGATAATTATATATTATGTATTCATGCAATACTTTATACGTTTGCAATAGGATTAATATTTGGAAATGAAATAAGTCAATTATGGTATTGGTTAATATTATTAATACATATACCAGTTGACTATATAAAAGCAAGAGGTATAACACCTAAGATAATTGGAGAAACAAATGCTTTAATATTAGACCAAGTTATACATTATTTAACTTTAATATTAGCATTAACTTTCCATTAAAATAAAGTTTTTAATTAGAAGTTGGGGGATTTGAAGAATGAACAAATTAAATTTAAATACAATATACAACGGTGATGTTTTAGATGTTTTAAAAAATATACCTTCTGAAAGTATTGATATGTGTATAACATCTCCACCATATTGGGGGTTAAGAGATTATGGAGTAGAAGGACAATTAGGAAATGAAGAAACATACAAAGAGTATTTATTGAAACTATCAGAAATTTTTAAAGAAGTAAAAAGAGTATTGAAAAAACAAGGTAGTTGTTGGGTAAATATAGGAGATGTTTATTCAAAAAATAATTCTATTGGGGTAAAAAAACAATCTTTAATAGGTATACCTGATAGATTTAAACTTGATATGATAGATAATGGATGGTTATGCAGAAACGAAATAATTTGGCATAAGCCAAATGCAATGCCTTCAAGTGCTAAAACAAGATTTAATACAGATTATGAAAAGATATTTTTCTTTACAAAAGATGATTTATATTATTTTGAAACTCAATATGAGAAGGCAAAAACTGAATATTCAAAATCAAACTCTAAATCAAAAAACAGTAAATATTTAGATGAAAATCAAGAAAAAAGTGTAAGACAAGGAATGAGCAAAACAAGGGGTACAAAGTTAATTGAAGTTAGACCAAAACTTCCAACTCAAGAAGAATTTGTTAATTTTCTTAGAAGTAGAATAACACTAAAAAAACTTTGTGATGAAGTGAAAGATATAAAGAAAACAACGATAGAGCATTGGTTTAGAAGGGATATTAAAGGTTTTTCTTACCCTGCTGTTGAAGATTGGAATAAGGTAAAACACTTATTAGATGATTTTAGTAGTGAATTTAAATTAATTGATTACCAACTAACATATATAGAATATGAAACAGATGATATAAATAAAAATATACATAAAGGAAGAATTAAAAGAGCAGTTTGGTCAATAAATACAAAACCGTTTAAAGGATGTCATTTTGCACCTTATCCAATGGAATTAATTCGTACTCCAATATTGGCTTGTTGTCCTCCTAATGGAATAGTTTTAGATATATTTATGGGAAGTGGAACTACTGGTGTTGTAGCAAAAGAACTGGGTAGAAATTATGTGGGAATAGATTTAAACAAAGAGTATATAGAAATAGCAAATAAAAGAATTGAAGAATATAATAATGTGGCAAGTTAAGTTCCATTAAAATGAAAACTTTAAAGGAAGTTGCTTTCATCTTTTATATGAAATACTATTCCACTTAAGCAAATAATTAAAAACATTATTGAAACCTCCAATAAAATCATTTAAAATAGAACTTATAAGATAATGAATATAAAATATATTTTATTGGAGGAGTTATATATGGGAGAAGCTGAAGTTTTCTTTGAGTTACATGCTTATGAATGTGAAGTATGCAAATCTAAATATTCAAAGCTTTTTGAATGTATTAAATGTGGAAAAGTAGTTTGTGTAGATTGTATAGATGGCTATTTATCAGATTGGGAATGTATATGTAAGGAGTGTGGTTGGTAATGGGGCAAATAGTTGAATTAATAATTACTAAATCCAAGCAACTATTCCCAAAGACTAAATATGAAGATGGGGACTTTGCTATTGTATCATGCATTGTAAATGAAGAAATAAAAGGTCAACCACATATTTCTCAATGGGGTAATATTGTTATAACAGGTAATATGCCTTATATGAAAAGTAATACTAAATACCGATTTATAGGAACTGAAAAATATGATGAGAAAAGAGGTTCTTTCAGTTGTGAAGTTGGGTATATGGATGAATATACAAATAACTTAACTGATAAAGATTTTGAACTATACCTAAGTGATGTTTTAACTCCTGCTCAATTCAAGAAAATAAAAAAGGTTGCAGGAATAAAAATGATTTTAGATAAAAAGGATGTTAATGCTCTTACTCAGATAAAAGGCATTGGAGAAGGAACAGCCATTAAAATAATAAATAGTTACACAGAAAATAAAGCAAATGCTAGTTATATAGCTAGGTTATCATCTATTGGTGTATCCGAAGCTATGAGAAATAAACTTTTAGATAGATATAAATCTTATGGTGTTATTTTATCTAAGTTATCTGATAATCCTTATATATTAGCAGAAGATGTTGATGGAATAGGATTTTTAAAAGCAGATGAATTAGGTTTAAAAGCAGGTATGAGTGAAACTGATCCAAGAAGAATTAGAGGTTTAATTTATCATACATTAAATTCTAAATCTATGGAAGGTCAAAGCTACCTATTTCTTTCAGATGTTGTAAATGAAATAGTAGAAAAAATATATAAATCTAATGAAAGCAATTTAGATAGAAATTTAGTTGGAAGTGTTTTATCTGATATGTTACAAAATGAAGTTATTTGGGCGAGTGAAGATAGACAATACATAGGACTACATGAAATATATAAACTTGAGCAATCACTAGCAAAAGAAATAATAAGAATTTCAAAACAAAAAAATAACTTTGACTACAATGGTTGGGAAGAGGAAGTTGCTCAAATAGAAATGGAGCAAGGTTGGAAGTATACTGATGAACAAAAAAATGGTATACTAACTTCCCTTAGAGATAACTTTGTTATGGTTGTAGGTAAAGCAGGTTCAGGTAAAACTACTGTTACAAATGCTATGTCTAGGATATTATCTAAAAAGAATTATACTATAGCTCAAGCATGTCTTTCAGGTAAAGCTAGTTTAAGAATGAAGGAAGTAACAGGAAGAGAAGCCAGTACAATACATAGACTTTTAGAGTTTAATCCAAAGGGTGGTTTTTCAAGAAATGATAAGTTTCCAATAAGTGCAGATATAGTGATTATAGATGAAGTATCTATGGTTGATACAAGACTTATGTTATCTTTATTAAAAGCTATAAAGAACACAACAAAAGTAATATTTTTAGGAGACACTGCACAGTTACCAAGCATAGGTCTTGGAAATATAATGACTGACCTTTTAAATAATAAAGGAATAGTATCTGTTGTTGAACTTACTCAAATACATAGACAAGCTCAAAAAAGTGCTATTATAACTCAATCTATTGCAATGAGAGAGAATAAGTTAATAACTCCTTATGGTTTTAAAGGAGTTGTGACATTAGGAGAGTTACAGGATTTAACTCTTGATGTTGATGATAATAAAGAATCTTTGCCTTATAAAGCTTTAGAATATTTTAAAAATGGATATAATAAATATAATAATGTTATGGATGTATGTGTTGTATGTCCAACAAGATTAAGAGGTAAATTGTCCTGCTTTAATATAAATAGAATTATCAAAGCATGGTATAATCCAATTTCAGAGGAAAGCAAAGAAGGAGTTGATTATATCATAACAAAAGTTTCTACAAATTATCATTATGTTATATCTCTAGGAGATAAAGTCTTAGTAACTAAAAATAACTATTCTGCCGAAGTATGGAATGAGGAGAAAAAAGAGTTTGTTGAAGGTGCAGTTTTTAATGGGAATTTAGGTATTGTCACTGAAATTGGAGAAGGTTATATTGAAATGAATATTGATGGTATAGGTAGGGTTAGATTCAAAGAAAATAAATATAATACCATAGAATTAGGATATGCAATAACTGTACATAAATCACAAGGTTCACAATTTAAAAATACTATCGTTGCAATGGATATGAGTGGATATTCTTTATTATCAAGTGAATGGGGATATACTGCTATAACAAGAGCAATGGATGAAGCAATAGTTGTAACTGAGCCTAGTGCTTTATATAGATGTTGTACAAATAATTTAAATAGTTTAAAGTTTACATTCTTAGGAATGATATTATACAAATTAAAATGTGAAGGGGAATTTTAAAATGTCAGAATTAAAATTAAGAGGATTTGAAGTTGTTTGTGATGAACAAAGAAAACATTCTAATATAGAAATAGAGTTGCCTGTTAGAGGTGATAATAGAAGTGCAGGTTATGATATCAAAACACCTGTTACAGTAACTTTACAACCTAATGAAAGAACAGTTGTATGGACTGATATAAAATCATATATGCAAGATAATGAAGTCTTAGAGCTTCATGTAAGAAGTTCTATAGGAATAAAAAGAGGAGTTATTTTATCAAATATAACAGGTATAATTGACTCTAGTTATTACTCAAATGAAGGAAATGATGGGAACATAGGTCTTGCTCTTTGGAATACATCTGATAAAGAAGTTATTCTTGAAGCAGGAGAGAGAATATGTCAAGGTATTTTTAAAACATATTTAACAGCAGATAATGATATATGTATTTCTGACAAAAGAGTTGGTGGAATAGGAAGTAGTGGTAAATAATGGATTATTGTGTATGTATTAACTACATGAAAAAAGTAAAGGATATCTAAATTAGTTATCCTTTACTTTTTATTGGTTTATGTGTAAATGCTTGATTTTAATTCTCTTTAAAATAATCTAAACTCCAACAGTATAGTTTACTTATTAATTTTCTTGGAACATATGAAAATATTCCACCATCATAATGTTGCATTAGTTTTTCATACTGTGAGAAATCTTCTATTATATCAGTATCATAACTAATTTCATTATCAATTATTAAAGCTAACTCAAAATGAGTGTAGTTATCTAAATCTGTCATTTCTCTAGGAGAACAATAATGCATAGGACTAGCTTGAATTGATAAATGTATATTTTCTCCAACCTCTAACCACTCAAGTAATCTTGTACCTCTATCATATTCTCCCATTAAATCTATCATGAATCTTTCATTTTCTTTTAATTTATCTAAAAACATACTTTTCTCCAAATTATCTTTTGTATATTATTTTACATCTCCAAATAAAGAAGGGTAGAAATCTACCCATTTAAAAATGAAGGCATAGCCATTATAGGAACTTGTTTATTTTCTTCCTTTGCTTTTGGTTTACTATTAGTAAACTCCTTAATTTCCTGTTTGTTATCTTCTACTTTGTCTTTTTTTACTTCCTCCTTTTGTTGAGGAGTAGATTGTGAAACAGGTTGAGTAGCAACAGGTTGATAAGGTTGTTGATACCCAATAGACATTCCTCCACCTTCAATGTACTGTCTAACTAACTCACATATAAGTCCACTTCTATTGTGGTGTGCTTTTAAAAACTCATACTCTTTTTGGTAGTGTGGTTTTACAGATATACTTAAAGTATCCCCTACAAACTTGCCATCAACGTAAGCAGGTTTTTTCTTACTCATAAGCTACATCTTCTCCAAAGTAATTAACCCCTAGATTGTAGAAACCACACACATTATCCCAGACTGATGTATCAGAAACTTTAAATCCTTTTTCTTCTATTAAATCTTTTAGAAGTAAAGAACCTCCACCTGTGAATACTATTTCCATATGGTTTATATTCCAATTATTCGCTTTCATCATTTCAAATATTTTTTTCAGATGCCTTTCCATAACATCTTTAACTATTCTTTGCACATCTTCATCTTCTCTATCTAACTTTCTTAGTATATGATGCATTTGATAAACTTGGAAGTTATAATCATGTTCATTTAAAGCATTTTTTGCTGATACTTCTAATATATTTCCTCCAAGGTTTTCTGTGAATATAGTTTCACTTATTATATTAGTTCTATCATAAACTATACCTTGTGCATTTAATCCGCCTATATCTACAATTCCAATTAACTCCTGTGAATATTCTAAATAATTTTTAGCTTGATATATAATTCCTGAGCTTTCAGGTAACACAAGCACATCATTTATTAATAAATTAAACTTTCTTCCATTTACAGTTATTTCAGCATTACCACCATTGTATACTCTATCTCTATAAGATTGTTTAGCAACTGGGTTTTTAAATTTTAAAGCAGGTGTACCTATAACTAAATTTATCAGACAATCTGCATTTAACTCTAATCTAGTTAATCCATAATATATAGCAACTTGATGTAGTTCATCATCTTTTGAAGAATCCCAGTTCTTATCACCTGTACCTGCAACAGAATATAGTTTACCATTAAATTCAACCACTGTATGATACACAGGAGATTTTTCTTTAATCTCTTCAACCTTATTATCAAACATTAATCTCTCATCAGGTTCTAATCCCCAACACATTTTTTGAGCATGTTTCCCTGAGTCAATAGCAACAGTTTTTCTTTTATAGTATCTACGGTATTTCATTATATTATCACCAATCCTTTTATTAATTTTTATTTTATCTTTATTATATCATATGTTTAAGGTTATCAAAAATTGATAATTTTTACAAGGGAAAAAATTCATATTTTTGATAAATATTGACACAAATAATTGAAATTGTTTATAATAATATTATTCTATTATTTCTCTTATGCAATTGTATATTTTGTAGTAAAATAATAGAGTGAATAGGTATAGTACTTTCAAGAAATAGAGGTGGTTTTTTATGTCTTCTAAAATATTTATACTTCCATCATACAAAAGAAAACCTGCTAATAAAGATGGATATTATTATAATCGAAACAAAAAATTGAATTATAAAAAAGTGTATAGATATGATTTAAATGGTAATTTTATAGGAGAATTTAAATTTAATAAACTTTTATGTGAAGAAAATAATTTGAATTACAACGGTATACGTTTAGCTATGAGACCAACTTGGAGTGATAAAAAAAGGATATTAAGCTCTATGAATAGTATTTGGATTTTAAAAGAAGATTTCTCTGAAGATGAATTAAAAAGAAAAGTTGAAGATAAAAGATTAGATTCAAACTTAAATCCTGAAGCAAATAAAAGGTCTAAAAGGATTGTCCAAAGAGATGCTAACACCAAAGAAGTTATTCAAGTTTGGAGCAGTTTAAATCAAGCAGGTAAAGAAGGAGTTACAAACTACTCTTTGTCATGTATATGTAGAGTTTTAAATGGAACTAGAAAAACATATGCAGGATGCACTTGGGAGTATGAGAAACCTTTACAAAAATAATAAATAAAGTGAGGGGTTAAATTGGGTAAATTAAAAGTAAAACTTATTGCACATACTCCTAATCCTGATGAGGTTGTAGCAAAGGCAGGGAAACTTTGTTATAGCAAGGTTGGAGTGGAAGGCATATCAGAAAAATTAACTGATGAAAATGTAAGCAGATTTGTAAATATGTTGGCAGATATAGGTCATGAAAGTCCACTAGAACATTGTTCATTCACTTTTGCAATAGAAGGAATATCTAGGGCATGTTCTCATCAAATAGTAAGACATAGGTTAGCTAGTTATTCTCAACAAAGTCAAAGGTATGTTAATCTTGATAAAACTTTTGATTTTATAGTTCCTTCTATAATAGAGGATATGGACAAAGCTTATGGATCAAGATATGTTGGTGAGTTTGAAGAGGATATGAAAACTATACATAATATGTATAAGAAATGGCAAGTAAATATACAAGACTTTGTAGAGTCTACAAATTATCACACATATGGAATGAATGCTGAAAAAGTTGCCAATGAAAATGCTAGAGCTGTTCTTCCAAATGCTTGTGAAACTAAAATTGTTGTTACTATGAACGGTAGAAGCTTATTAAACTTCTTCTCTCATAGAGATTGCAATAGGTCTCAAGCAGAAATAAGGGAATTAGCTAGACTTATGATAGCTGAAGTTCAAGATGTTGCTCCTGCTTTATTCAAAAATGCAGGTGCAAGTTGTAGATATGGTAAATGTCATGAAGGGAAAATGTGTTGTGGTAAGCCACTTCCAAAATGGGATATATAAATGAATGATAAGTTTATAGAGGATACTTTAAATGATTTTTTCAATACAGGAATTTTAAAGTGTAGTCTTTATCAGTTATATTCCATATATGACTACATAAAAGAAAAAATTAAAGTTTGTGATATAGAAGAAGATAAGTTAAAGTTGATGTCTTTATCTAAAATGATATTTACTTACTTAACAAGCACAGAAGCTCATATAACTTCTGCTAATGAAAACTTAAAAGTTACATTTGAAGAGTATCTTGAGAAAGTTTTTAATATAAGCATAGGTGAATTGTTACCTGAAAATAAAGGTTATATTTATGCAAAGTATGTAGAGTTTATAAGTAAAAATTGTTGCAATAAATGTTTAGATATGTTTTCTCCTACAAGTTGTTCTACTTGTAAGTGTGGAGATATATGGGAAGAATTTTCATTATAATCAAGGGGGATTTATTATGTTCGATTTATTAAACTTAAAACCAAATAAGGTTTCAACAGGATTAGATAATTATAATAGCATGTTATATGGTAAATAAGTGCCACCTTATACAGTAATGTATATTGAATAACTCCGAAATTAAGCAAGAAAGCCTAAGTCCCTTCCACAGGATATGGTAACTTGAACCGAAGGCTAAATTTAAAAGTTTAGTCAGGGGCAAAGCATAGCTAGTGAAATTAAGGCATATAATATAAGAAAGGAGGTTTATTATGAGAAAAGATATTAAAAATGAAGATATTGTAAACTTATATTTAAGTGGTAAATCTATGAAAGAAATTGCAAAGATTTATAATGTCAGCACAGGTACTATAAGAAACAGATTAGACATTTGTGGTATAAATAGGAGAAATGCAAGTGAAAGTCATACAGTTCATAAAATAGATGAAAAAGAAATGATAGAGTTATACTTAAATGGCATGAATCTATTGGAGCTTGGAAAAAAATATGGTGTTACATATGGAACTATAAAACTTAGATTACTTCGCAACAACATCAAACTTAGAACAAGAAGTGAATCAAAAATACTTGAACACAGAGAGTATAATCCTGATAAGCATGGTAGAAAATATTTTTTAAATCATGAATATTTTAAAACATGGACTAAAAATATGGCTTATATAGTCGGTTTTCTTTCAGCAGATGGTTATATATCTGACTATGGTTACCTAAGAATTGCTTTACAAGAGCAAGATATTAACCTATTGCACAAAATAAACAAAGAGCTTGACAGCACCTATAAAGTGAAAACACTAATGAAAAAATGTGGGGAAAAATATCACCCTAGTTGTGAGTTATTAATATCTTCAAAGCACATGGTTAATGATTTAATTGACATAGGGGTAACACAAAGAAAAAGTCTTACAGTTACTATGGATAAAGTTCCAAGTGAATATAAACTTGATTTTATAAGAGGTTATTTTGATGGTGATGGAAGTGTTGGTGAACAATGGACAAAAAAATCAAAGATACCTATGCTTAGAACTAGATTTTTTAGTGGAAGTGAAAAAATGATGTGTCAAATTGTTGAAGAACTTTATAAGAATGGTGTCCCAAAGGTTGGTGTAAAAAAATATAAGGATAGAAATCTTTATCATATTCTATATAGTCAACTGTCAAGTAAAAAAATATATAACCTATTTTACAGTGATAATCCTGAGATTTTTTTAGAAAGAAAAAAAGAAAAGTTTGATGAAATATTAAAAAAACAAATGTCTTAAAATATAATCTAGCCAAGAGGTCGGAGCAACCCCAAGTATATAAGGGTTGAAAACATATGCTGAACTATATAGAAATATATAGAAGTTGAGATAAAAAGCTCAATGATAACACAATTGAATGCTAAAAGTGGAAAATCTACATTTGCTTTCCAATCATTTGGACAAGAGTGTTTATTCTTAGCTTGTGAAAATGGATATGGAGCTTTAAGTGGAGTTATGGCTGTTGATATAACTAAGTGGGGAGATTTAGTTGCATTAAATAAACAGTTAAAAATGCCTGAAATAAAAGCTAAATTTAAAGTTTTAGTTATAGATACAGTTGATATAATGCACAAATATGCAGTAAAACAAATATGTCAAAGAGAAGGTGTTCAGGCTTTAGGGGATATACCTCATGGTAAAGGCTATGCTATGGTTGATGACCTTATATTTGATATGATAAAAAACTGGGAGAACTTAGGATATAAAATGTTCTTCATATCTCATGCTAAGGAGAAAAATGAAAAGCTTCCTACAGGTGGAGATATACAAAAGTATATACCTTCTGTTGAAAGAAGAACTTTAAATATAGTTTCTAAGTTTGTTGATAATATATTATTTGGGTATATAACAATAAATGCAGAAGGTCAAGAGGAAAGAACTATATTCACAAGAGAAACTTTATCTTACTCAGCAGGGTCAAGATTTAGTAAACTTCCTTCTCAAATACCTTTTAATGCAAAGGAATTTAAAGCCACTTGGGAAAGAGCCATAGAAGAAGAATTAAATGAAAATCCTGATGGATTTACAACTGATAAGAAAGCAATAGTAAAAGAAAGAGTTGTTGATTTTGATTCTACTATGAATGAAATAAAAAAATTAGTAGGTGAAAAATTCGCACCAAATAACAGAATGGATATAGTTACTGAGATTGGAGAGAAGTATTTAGGGGTATCTAAAAAGATAACTGAAGCAACTCCAAACCAAGCTGATATATTAGATGTTATATTATCAGAATTAGAAGGAAAAGTTGAAGAACTTAAATTATAAGCAAATAATTAAAAGTGGGATAGGGATATCTGTTCCACTTTTTATTTAGGGGGTATAGTATGAAGTTTAAGAGTCCTGTGAATTGGTATGGAGGAAAATATTATATGGCTAAAGATATAATTGACATATTTCCACCTCACAAAATGTATGTTGAGGGATTTGGTGGTGCAGGTCATGTTCTTTTTAGAAAAGATAGAAGTGAAATGGAAGTGTACAATGATTTACATAGTGGTTTATATTTAATCTTTAAAATGCTTAGGGAAGAAAATAAAGAGTTTATAAGAAAACTATCATTAACTCCATACTCAAGAAAAGAATTTGAAGATAGTAAATTATGGATGAGTGAAATTGATGAAATAGAAAAAGCAAGAAAATTCTATGTTAGAACTATGCAAAGTGTAGCTAGTAATGGTGGTTGGTGTTATGCTAAATCAAAAAGTAGAAGAGGTATGTGCCAATCAGTTAGTAGATGGTTGGGTAACATAGAGGAAAATTTAAGTGGAGCAATTGAAAGATTAAAAGAAGTTCAAATAGAAAACCTAGATATAATTGAATTAATAAATAAATATGATAAAAATGACACTTTGTTTTACTTAGACCCTCCATACATAACAGAAACAAGAAAGCAAAAGAAATCTTATGACCATGAAATGAACGATACTCAACACAAAGAATTAGTTGACACTCTATTGAATATAAAAGGCAAGGTGATACTAAGTGGATATGACCATCCAATATACAATAAGTTACTCGAACATGGTTGGAAAAAGGAGCTACTTGGAAATTATTCAAAGAGAAGCCAAAAGACAAATGAAGGTGAACTAAATAAAGGACAAGAGTTTGTATGGGTTAATTTCTAGGTAGATAATATTTTATATTTTAGGGGGTAAAATATGAAACCAATATTAATAAATGCAAAAACATTAAAAGAAAACAAGATTGAGGAGTTAAGAAGTGAGATAACTAAGTTAGGAAGAAAACCAAAGTTGGTTATTTTATCTGCTTCAGATGATAAAGCAAGTGAAAACTACATAAGAAATAAGATAAAAATAGGAGAAGAAGTTGGATTAACTGTTGAGGTTTTAAAATCAAATGAAAGTGTAACTACAGAAGAAATGTTAGAAACTATTCATCAATTAAATCATGATGTGAACACTGACGGAGTAATACTTCAGTTACCTGTATACAAACACTTGGATAGCAATAAATTAATTAAAGCCATAGCTCCATACAAGGATGCAGATTGCTTTAGCTCTGCCAAATTAGGAGATTTAGTTCAAGGAAATTCTAAAGTTAAACCTTGCACTCCAAATGGTGTTATGAATCTTTTAGATTGCCATAATGTATGTGTGCAGGGCAAGGATGTTGTTGTTATAGGTAGGTCAGTTCATGTTGGATTATCTTTATCTATTATGCTAACTCAAAGAGGTGCAACAGTAACTACTTGTAATTCTAGAACAAAGGATTTAAAAAGTAAAATACAACAAGCAGATATAGTTATATCTTGTGTTGGTCAAATGGATTTAATTGATCCAAGATGGATGAAAAAAGGAAGTGTTTTATTAGGTGTTGGTATAACAGTTGATGAAAACTTTAAACAACAAACAGATTACAATGTTAATGCAATGCTTGAATTTAGTGAATGTAGTATGGTTGGGGATAGAGTTAATACAACTGGAACTGCCACAGTTTTATCTTTAATAGAAAATGTAGTTGAACTAGCTAAAAAATAAAAAGGGGGATTTTTTATGTTAGTCATAAAAAGAAATAATACAATAGTTGAATTTGATAAAAACAAAATAGAAGTTGCAATACTTAAAGCAATGAAATATGGTAGTGGGATATATGATGAAGATATAGCTACTAAAATATCTAATGAAATTGAACATGAAATGAAACATCATAAAGAAAATCAAGTTTCTCATGATGTTACTACAATAACTATAATAGAAGATATAGTTTACAATAAGTTAATAGAAAATAAACATGAATTAACTGCAAAGGCTTATGAGGGATATAGAGCTGTTCAATCATTTAAAAGAGAAGTAAATACTACAGATGAAAGTATAATGGGACTTTTAAATTCTACTAATAAAGAAGTTATGAATGAAAACTCTAATAAAAACTCTTACTTAGCAAGTACACAGAGAGATTTAATAGCAGGGGAAGTGTCTAAAGATATAGCAAGAAGAAAGCTTATACCTGCTCATATAGTACAAGCTCATGACAATGGAGTGCTTCATTTCCATGATGCTGATTACACAATGCAAAATATCTTTAACTGTTGCTTAATAAACCTAGAGGATATGCTTCAGAATGGAACTGTTATAAATGAGAAAATGGTGGAAAAACCAAAGTCATTTGAAACAGCTTGTACAATAGTTACTCAAATAATAGCTCAAATAGCTAGTGGTCAATATGGTGGAAATAGTATAACTATAAAGCATATAGCACCATTCTTAAGAGATACATTTGATAAATATTACGATAAGTATATAACAGAATTTGATGAAGCTACTGCTACTAAATTAGCAGAAGATAGAATGATGGAGCAATTAAGAAATGGTATCCAAACTATACGTTACCAACTTTCTACACTTTCGACAAGTAATGGACAATCACCTTTCACAACTATTTATTTAGAAATAGAAGAAGGTCATCCATATGAAAAGGAAATGGCTCTTATATGTGAAGAGATGGTAAGACAAAGAATAGAAGGAATGAAGTCTTACAGAGGTCATAATATAGGAGAAGAGTTCCCTAAACTTATATATTTATTAGACCATCACAACTGCTTAGAAGGTGGTCGATATGATTACATTACAAAACTATGTGCAGAATGTAATGCTAAGAGGTTAGTTCCTGACTACCAAAGTGCTAAGATAATGAGAAAAAATTATGAAGGACACACTTTCCCTGCAATGGGTTGTAGATCACACTTGAGTCCTTGGAGAGATGAGAATGGAAACCATAAGTGGTACGGAAGGTATAATTGTGGAGTGGTGAGCTTGAACCTTGTACAAGTTGCACTAACTGTTAATAAAGATATGGATAAGTTTTGGAGAGTTCTTGATGAAAGATTAGAACTTTGTAAAGAAGCTCTATTAACTAGAATAGATTTATTAAAAGGAACTAAGTCAGATGTATCTCCTATCCATTGGCAATATGGAGGAATAGCAAGACTTAAAAAAGGTGAAACTATAGATAAATTACTTGAAGGTGGATATGCTACTGTTTCTCTAGGATATGTAGGAGTACATGAAATGACACAAGCAATGTTAGGTGTATCTCATACAACTAAAGAAGGAGAAGAGTTTGCTCTTAAAGTAATGAATCACTTAAATAACACTTGTAAGAAGTGGAAAGAAGAAACTGGCTATGGATTTGGTTTATATGGTACACCAGCAGAAAGTTTAACTTCAAGATTCTGTAGATTAGATAAGCAAAAATTTGGAGAAGTAAAAAATGTAACTGATAGAAAATACTATACAAACAGTTATCATGTTCATGTTACTGAGGAAATAGATGCTTTCAAAAAATTAAAGTTTGAGTCTCAGTTCCATAACATAAGCTTAGGAGGTTGTATCAGCTACATAGAAGTGCCAAATATGCAAAAAAATCTTAAGGCAATAGAGCAAGTTATAAACTACATATACCACAACGTACAATATGCTGAGATAAATACTAAGGCGGATGTATGCTTTGAATGTGGTTATGAAGGTGAAGCTGAAATAGTTAATGAAATCAATTGGAGATGTCCTAACTGTCAAAATACAGATACATCTAAAATGCAAATAATGAGAAGGACATGTGGTTATATCGGTTCAAATGAATGGTCAGAAGGTAGAACTCAAGAAATTGCACAAAGGGTTTTACATTTATAATATGAGATATTCATTAATAAAACCAAATGATTCAGTAAATGGAGAAGGTATCTCTGTGTCTTTATGGACACAGGGATGTCCTCATTATTGTGAAGGTTGTTTTAATAAAAGCACTTGGGATTTCAATAAAGGTAAAGAATTTACAAAATCAGATATGCTTACTATTTTAGAACTTTTAGATGCAGATGGAGTTCATAGAGATTTATCTATCTTAGGTGGTGAGCCTTTATGTCCTGAGAACTTTTATGGTGTTATAGAACTATGTTCATACATTAAGAAGTTTAGACCAAGTACAAAAATATTTATATGGTCAGGGTATACTTGGGAAGATTTATTGATTAAATATGATTCTTCTATATTTAATTTTGATGTTCTAATTGATGGTAAATTTGAAAAGAATTTAAAGGACTTATCTTTAGTTTTAAGAGGCTCTAGTAATCAAAGAATTATAGATGTGAATAAAACTTTAAAATCAAAAAAAATCATTAACTATTTATAGTAATTTAGGAAAAACTCTTTGATAATATAGGGGTTTTTCTTTTTTTTGACAAAAATAATTGAATGTGGTAATTTATATATATAATTGGAAAAAATTTCAAAAAGGAGTAAATAAAATGAAAGAATTATCAGGGTATAATAATTATAATTATGAATTTATAGATACAGAAAGTATTAGTAAAAATGTATCATCTGTAAAATATGAAAAGCATATGTTTGGAGAAGATAGATGGATAGATGTAAATCTTATAAAGATAGATATATCTGTTCAAAGGGAAATGCAAGAAAATCATGTAGCTAAAATACTAAAGAAATTTGATCCTCAAGCTTTTGGTAGACTAACTGTATCCTTAAGAGAAGATGGGTACTACTATTGTTCTAATGGTCAACATAGATTAGAGTGTGCAAAACGTTTAGGATTAAAAGAAGTTCCTTGTATAGTAATTAAAAATAACTCAATTAAGGAAGAAGGGGAGTCTTTCATAAAAGTTAATGAAGTATCTGCAAAAGTATCTGCTTTAGATAAGTACCGTATAGGTGTTTCAAGTGAAATAACTGAATGGCTTAGAGTTAAAGAATGTTTAGATTTTGTAGATTTAGAAGCAGGAACAGGAGCTAATAAAATAAGTTGTATGTCTGTTATATATAAGTCAATAAACTCAGCCACTTTATTATCTTCTATAGATAAAAATATGTTTGTTACTAAAAGAGCTTTATATATATTAAAGCATACAGTTGGAGTTAAGGGAATAACAAATCAAATGTTTAATGGTATGACAATATTTGTTAGACATTATGTACTTACTGGGGATACAGATATTAAAACAGTAGTGGATAGATTATCTAAAGTTGATTACAAGGCTATTACATCTAAAGCTCATGATATGAGAGAAAATTCAACTAAGGGTAAGATAGATTCTTATGTAGCTTATCTGTTTTGGGTTGAATTTAACAAAGGCTTAAGAGTTAAATTACCTTTAAAAATAGAAGTATAGGAGAAGCTAATAATGAATTTACTAAGAGAAAAGATTGCAAAAGAGATGGTTAATGAATTTATAGAAGAAGAATTTCAAGGGATAAAATCTTTTATTTATAAAAAGCTTTGGGAGGACATTGAAGAAGGTAAAGAATCTGTTCTTGAATTACCATATAATAAAAATATAATTATACTAAATGGTAAGATAAGCTTTGATAACAAAAAAACTTTTTTACATAGGTCTGAGGAAAAGTTAATAGCACAAGCCTTTGAAGATTTACAAAAATCTTCTGCCAATAGTTTAGTTAAAGAAATATGTGATGAACATCAAAAAAACCTTAATAGAGTAGAGAAGGCTAGAGTAGAGAAGGTTATAGATAAGCATAGTTCAGAAAGCAATCTTTTAAATGAACTTTCAAAATCAGATGATGATAAAGAAGACATAGTTAAATACCTTACTCTTACTTTAGAATTAGAAGTTATAGATGAACAAATAGAGCTATTAAAAGAAATAGGAGGTAACAAAGAAAAGTTACTTTCTCTATTAGAAGAAAAACATAAATTAATAAAAAACTTTAGAAATATTTAAATAAAAAAGAACTGATTTTTTCAGTTCTTTTTTATTGATTTTTTTCGACTTTATTATTATAATTAATATTGTAAGCAAATAATTGAAATTGAAATTTATTTCAAAATATCTTTAATTGGAGGTACTATGAAAAATATTTTTGTTATTGTAGGAAAATCAGGTAGCGGAAAATCAACTTTAGCTGAAGGTATATGTAAAAGATTAAATATATCTAATGTTGTTATGACAACAACTAGACCCAAAAGGATAAATGAAATAGATGGGGTTGATTATCGTTTCATAGATGATGATGAGTTTAAAGCTATGGCTGATATAGGTGAATTTATTCAGTATACATCTTTTAGAGATTGGAATTATGGTGTAGAGAAAAAAGCTTTAGATAATTGCTCTAGTAAAAATATAGTAATGGTATTAAGTCCAAAAGGTCTTATTGCTCTTACTCATGGTATCTCTAAGGAAGAATATAAGATTATACCAGTGTATGTAAGCTGTAGTGATAGAACAAGACTTAAAAGAGGTCTAGATAGAGATTCAGATGTTAAAGAACTTATAAGAAGATTTGGTGCAGACAATGAAGACTTTGAAGGTGTTGCTGATTACATATTTGAACTTGGAGGATTTGCAATAAGCAATGATTTTAACTCTATAGATTATGCAATGGATGTATTGGAGATGAGTATTAAAATGTACTCTACTTTAAGC